TAGTTTGCCATCTGCTGTGCTTTGTGCTGCGGCTGCGGCTGCGGCTGCTAATGGTATTGTTTGAACACTTGTAACCGTTGACCTCTTAGTTACTCCGCCTTGATTTACTACTACTACCTCCGCACCTGTTAATGTTGCGGCTGATGGTAAGTTTGATATTTTTTGCTTTGCCATTTTTTTATTGTTGTATTACTAATTCATAACCACTTTCTGTTGTTATCTCAAATCCATCCTCAGTTGACAATATTACATCGTCTGCTAATACGCCTGTTCTTATTGTATTATTATCAATTATTGGATCTACATTTAATATTAAAGTGCTAACTGTTGCATCTACTGTCGGCAAATTTACGGATGTTACATCTAATCCTGTAACTTGGTAACTAATAATGTAATCTTGAATATTTGTATGGTCGAAATTTTGCGTTTCTGACCTCCTTAAAAACTTGGTGTTGTTAGGTGTTGACCATCCGTGTATTAACTCGTTTAAATCTTGTTTTAGTTGAAGGATGTCGGTGTCCTCAGTTTTGTAAGATTCAAATCCTAAGTGAATATTAATCATTAACGTGCCACGCTGACGAAGATTAAGGTCATCAACATAAGATGTATCTGCAAACTCAATAAAGCAACAAGGATAGCCAAATGGCACATTCACATCTTCACGTTCAAATTGATTATTCCATAGTGCAACATATTTAAGTGCCGCTAATGTGCTAATCCTTTGTTTTAAATCGTTATAAATTGATAATTGCATTACTTAAATGTGTTGTCTAATCGTTTAACAATTATTTTTTTTATCCTTTCATTGAGGTTGTAAGAATCACCCATAAATTGTCTTTTGGGCATACCTTTCAATCCATTGTTGTGCCTTGCTGCATAAACTAAATCTGTGCTAATCTTTATACTTAACGCTGCTCTATTTGCAGGATTACGAATTATTGACCTTCTTAAATCTCCTGTCTTTACCAATATTGCTCTACCTGCCCTCTTATCTGCTTTTTTTCTTGGCTGCCACTTTTCTACATTCTTATCGTCAAATCCCTGCTTTCTGAAATTTTCAACAAAAAAACTTTTGGCAGAGTTTCCAATCTCTACCATAGCATTCTCTAAAGTAGTTCTCGCTTTCTTTTCTATCCCCTTAAAATTGAATTTATTTTGCTTTGCCATTATACTAAAATAGGTAAATTCCAATTCTTTTTTGCGTTCTCTTTGTCATCCTTAGCAATGTCAAAGTAAGGATGTTTGTCCTTTCCTTTCTCCTTAAATATGTACCCATCCTGCCCGGTGTTCATTCTAAATAATGGTGGCACATCGTCAGGTGGGTTAAATCCTGCCATATCCGTTAATGGCTCGTCATCTGCTGCTAATTGTGTAACCGTACATCTACATCTCCATCCGTTTGGTGGATAATATTGCTTCCAAAAAGCATCGGTTATTGGTCTTACTATGTTATCTAATGCAGCGTGTGTTGGTCTTACTCTTCCATCGCCAACAGTCTGATATTTTAGCACTGGCAACACATCGGCATCTGCCTCAATACGTTTCCACTCTGCACCCATCCTGGCACTTGCTTTGGCTGTCTGATATTCGGCTTGTAAATAATCTTCGTTGTAAACATTAAAGATGCTTTTTGCTTGTTCTTTAAATTTATAGAAATTAGATTGAAACTCAGGAACTGCCAACAATGATGTTAATGCTTTTGTTTGTTGATATGTCTTCGCACCGCTAAAAACATAAATATTATTTAGTAAATCGGTTTTCAATACCTCGTCAACTATTGGTGCTAAGTCAACTCCATCCTTTAAATAACTTGCTGTTTTTAAATAAATTCCTGTTGGCAAAATATCCGTATTAATCGCACCAATCCATACATCATTTGCGAAACGATTAAAGTCGTTTTCATCAAATGGTGTTGGTGGATCAACTTCCTTACCAATATTTTGTATGTCGCAAAATCCGCACACTACTTATACAAGTTTTTAAGTTTATTAGCAACCGTTTCCACTTCCATTTCTTCATCCATCAGTTCAATGCCATATTTATGTTCCAAGTATTCGTGTTCAAACTTAACATAAGGCATAAATGAGGCATCTATCTTAGCTTGTTCTGCCAATGGCATTGTTTGGCTATCGTCATATTTAAAAGTACATCCTGCAAGGTCAAATCCGTTTCTAATCATCATTGGAACTAACTGATTTTGGATAACAAATTGCATTTTCAATGTATCTTGCTTTGCAATCATATCCGCCACGTTTTCGTGAACATTCGCACTTCCTGAGTATGCTTTTTCATCTGTTGTGCCTGTTTGCCCTAAGATTATTTTACTAATCTCACTATTGCACCTTTCTACCATGTTATCAAACACTTGATAGGCATCTGTTCTGCTTGCCTGCATCAACTCGATATTGTCGTTAAGGTCTAACACTGCCCAAGAAGCTACTCCCATATTGCGAAGCATATTCTCCATGTTTTTGCGTGTCAATTCATCCCTGACATCTGTTTTGCCGATACGAATAGGTGAGCCAAATACCTCAGCAAACTCTGCCCATGCTGCCATTGCGTTTTTCTTCCAAATAACATAAGGGGCAAGGTACATCATAATACCTAAATCCTTTTTCTCACCCACTCCAATGCACCAATTGTTGTATGGTGGCTCATCAAAGTGCTTACCCTCAATAACCGTTGCTGTGTTTGTTCTTACTAAGCTAAACTCAGGCACTACATAGATACGTGGTATCAATTCAACTGATGTATATTGGTCGTTAATTATCTGACCGAATTGCACACAACTAAACCCCCAAAAAATAGAATCTAAAGCTAAATTGCTAAAGTCATAAAACCACTTTTGATTAAAATAAGCTGTTTTGGCTTCATCCATTTCGCCATCTGGTCCACAAACAACAAACTTTTTGCAAAGTATTTTTGACTTACGTTGCAACATTGCACTTTGCACCTGCCCATCCAATACAATCTGTTGATACGTTTGCATCAACAAGAATCTATTTGGGTACATTGGACTTTCTGCCGCCTGTAATGCAATATTGAATGATTGAGCATCCTGCCTTACTCTTTGAAGTTGCTGCTCAAAGTCAATAGTTTTGCGGATGTTAGCCTTTTGTGGCTGCGGTTTATTAAAGTTAAATATGTCGTTATACCAAGCCATTATTTAAAGAAATTATCTTGTTTGTCTAAACTATTTCCGTATCTGATTGAATACCCTGTACTATCTGTTGTGTTGATGTTAAGCACTTCTGCTGTATCTGTGCCACTTGCCCATCTGTCTAATTGGTCTAAGGCTTCTCTGTTGCGTTCAATTCTTAACTCTGGGATGTTGCGTGGGTTTATTCTTGCGTGTAGGTTGTAAAGTGTCATATCCATTGCCAACTCAACAAACATAGGATAACGATTATCGCCTACCTCCCAATAAGTAGCGTTGGAGGTTGCAATGTTGGTCATTGGTGTCCAATACGCTGTTAATGTCAAAGGTTGGTTAGTGCTATTGGCAATCGCTGTGTACACATAACCATTGTCATCAGTAACGATGTTTCCTATAACATAATTAGTTGTTTTTACCCATCTATTAAAGTCATTAACGTGGGTTATCGTTTCGCCTGCAATTACTCTATCTCTTGTCCTGTAATGTTTTGCTGATGAATAGGCATCCATCGTTCCAAGTTCAATGTCAACCATGTACCTTTGGACTAATTTTGTCCTCATTCTACTGATTGCCTTAACTTCACTATCGTACAAATTCTGAACTACATTCTCGGTAATTTGATTGAGGTCAACCGTTTGGATAATTGAAGAATAATCGGAGGTCTTTAAAAATCTTGCCATAATGCAAAATTGTAACAAAATTTTTTATTTAATCAAATTATGTAACTAAAATCTTGATGTGGATTTGTATTCTGCATCTCGGCCCACAATTGTAAAAGGTTTGATTAATCCTGTTTGGAATTTAGAATATTGACTGCTGAATACGGTTGTAATTAGGTAGCGTGTTAAATCTACTATGTGTCCGTATGGCTGATAGCTTACTTTGGTAACTGGGTCTGTAACTGTCTTTTTATCTACCTTACCATTTTTATCCTCCTTTGTGTTTTCAAAGTCTAAAATCGCAACTCTGCAACTTTCATCGGCAACAAAACTAATCCCTTGTTCTTGATAGTCTAAAATAGCATTAAAGAAGTCAGCAGATGGTCGTACATTTGGATTTGACTTGGCAACTCTGCGGATAGGTTTAACTTCGTCTAATTCATTTATCAATAGCCTAAACAAATCAAATCCTTTTTCTTGCTTAACATCGTCTTTTTGCGATGTACTATCACCACACACATAAACAAAGCCTGAATGTCTCCATTGTCTTAATTTGGCTAATATTGCCCTGCCCATTGCTTTTGTTGTGTTGTCGGGGTTTTTCAGTGCTATGCAATCAATCATTCTTATTTCATTCTCATCGCTAACTTGAAAAATGCCACATGGAAAATAAGGGTTTACGTTTTCATCGAATGATAACCAAATAGCAAGTGATGGATCATAAGAAACTATTGAAGTGTGTTTTATTGTACTCCAACTTTTAAGAAACTCACCTCCAAAATCTACCTTGCCCCATTCACCTAAAACATAAACTTTGTATAGATTTGGGTTCGCCTTAACTCTTTCTTGCAGATGGTGAATGTAATCCTCGTCTAAGAATGAATTGTCTTTGTAGGTGGTGTTAAGTATGTAAGTTTCGCTGTCTTGATTATCAAAAAACCTTTTTTTCAACCAATGCTGTTCTGATATTGGATTGAATGTAATAATAAATTGTTTGTAGGTGCTTGTTTCACCTCTTACCCTTAACTCTAACTGATTAAAGTCTAATTCGTCTAACTCGGTGGCTTCTTCACACCAAACTGATGTAATCCCGGCAATAGATTTGATTTTCTCTTGGTCATCCATACCGTGCAGGATTAATTCGTTTCCTGTTGGGTTGTGAGTAAATCTCATTTCCGATTTGTTGATGGTGAACTCTGAATAGATTTCGTATTCAATAAGTTTATCAATCACCAATTGATAGATTGAGTTTCTTAATGTGGTGGCAACTTTTCTAACACATAAAATCCTATGTTTTTTTTCTGAGGTAACTCTTAAAATTAACTTTTGGACTGCAAAAATAGATTTTCCACTTCCTGCTCCGCCTTTCAAAACTAAATATCTCTTTTGGCTTGTTAATGCTTGAGAATAAACTTTATTTACTTTTATCTCCATCTGTTATTACAACAGTCCATTGTTTTATTTCTTCGCCTTTAGATGTAAGGTCGGCATTCAGTGATGTTGGGATTAGCTTTGCCGCCAATCTATAAAAGTCTGTTGTGTTTTCTTTTGCCCACGTTGCCAAGTTTGCTTTTTTGTCGGATTGCAATTCATTAAAAGCAATCTCAAAAGCCTCCTTAACTGATTTAGTCAGTTTGTTTGGTTTTCCTTTACGACTTCCTCCGCCTGATTTTTTGCCTATTGCCATTTTATCGCATTTTAACACACTTTGCCATTGTGCAAATATACAAATTATTTAATTGTCAAATTTTAAAAGTTTTTTTTGTCAGTTTATAGCCTTACTTTTTTTATTTGTTTGTCAGTTTGTTAAAATGCATCGTTGCCAATATCTGAAAATTCATTCTTTGTGATAAAGTCCCAATTATCTTTTTTGTTTATTGGTGTGTCGAATGCTCCGTTGGGCTTTATTTGGGTTGGTGGTAGTTCAAATGCTTCTACTTGTTTCTTTTCGCCTAATATCCAATTGGTATTGTCGGGAATAAATGTATAATATCTGCCATTGATAAAATGCCATCCCAATGAACACATTGTGCCTGACTGCCCCCAGTGTTTGAATTTTACTTTTTGTATGTAAATTTCTGTTTTCTTGGAATCATAGTTGCGATATACGGTTAATCCGTTGTGAGTTTTATTGAAGAAGTTTGCAGATCCATTTATGTTGTAAAGGTTTGGCACTTCAAATAATCCCGTTTTTTTATCTTTCATAATCTTTGTTGGGTGTGCTACAAGAAAACAATGCACCATGTTTCTTTCACAAAATGTTGCCAATATATCCAATTGTTTTGAAACATAATGTGTTGAATCTTCATTATGTTCAAGTTTATTCCAAGCATCAATTACAAAGGCATTTACTCCGTATTTTCTAATTAAACTTTTTACCATCCGCAAAATATCCTCAAGTTTAAAATCATTTTCGGGTTTTATGAAAAAGAAGTTTTTTGAAAAGTAATCTTTGGCTAAGTCTAACTCCATCTTATTCATTTTGTAATTTCCATCAAATGCTTTGCCTATTAATTTCTCAGCAAACTTGCTAAAGTGAAGTTCTAAAGGATAGTTTTCAGGGCTGAATAAACCAAACTTCCACCCGGCACGAATGTTTAACGATGCACAAATAAAATCTAATACCTCCGACTTTCCGTGATTTGGGATGCCTGTAATCGTTGTGATGTATCCTAAATGAAATTTAAGGTTTTCATCAAATGTTTCTAAGCCTATTGTTTCTCCTTGTGGCAATCCGTTGTTGTAATAATTATCTATCTCTTCGTTTAAGTCTGTGGAGGTAAATATGCCTACCAATGGATACTCTATTTTGTTGTTTATGCTTTCCAATACTCCATCCATTCCATACTTAACCAAGCATTCATTTGCATCCTTGCAATCTTTGAACGCTACCTTTGAGCAGTTTTCAACTCCTAATCTTCGTGCAAATTCATCTCTTAAACTATTCCCTGCTTGGTCATTATCTAATGCCAATATAAACCTTGTATCTTCATCAAATAGGTCTATGCAATTATCTAAGTAAGTAAGATTGTTTCTGCCTATTGTAGCACCATTTGGAACGCTAATAACATTTTCAATTCCGCACTCAATTAAAGTTAAGCAATCAATTTCACCCTCAACAATTATTATTTCTTTTTGGTCTTTTATTGCATCCAAATTATAAAAAATCAACTCAGCATCTTTTGCTAACTTAAATTGTTTGTTACCAGTGCGATATTTTACGTTTATCAATTCACCATCTCTAAAGTAGTTAAATTGTACGGTGTTGATGTTTCCATTTGTTTGTGGCATCCATTCTAACCCCTCTGTAATCTTTGCCTTTAAAAGTGTTTTTTGACTAATCTTTCTGCCCTCAAACCACTTAACCAACTTTTCAGATAGTGTTGTTTCGTTTTTCCAAATCGGTCGTTTATATTCAATCCTTTGGTAGTTGTTTTCTAATTTCTCTAACTTCTTGTAAAATGCTTTGCCACAATGTGAGCAACTGCCTACTTCCTTTGTTGCATTGTAGCTAAAACATTTATCTTTTGACTTTTTACGTTCGTGAGAACAAGCTGGGCAAGTCTGTTTGTTTTCGCCACCTTTGGAAATATCAATTAGATATTCACGTTTTGATTCCTTTTCTATTACTGCTATTGTCATAATTAATATACCATTGGGCGTTTAACTTCTGTTGGAGGTGGATTTTCAATTCTTTCTTTGTTCAGCCATTTCTTTGCAGTCAAATACAAACTTTTATATTTTGTATTGCCTTTGTAGTTTTCTATTGATTCCAATACTTCATCGATTTGAAACTTTGTAAATCCAAGTTCTTTTATTTTTTCTACTTCTTCAATTGAAATAGATAGGTGGGAGAAAAATTTATAAATTTCTCTATTGTTTATAGGTTTATTAGTTTCATTGTTTAATAGTTTATTTAAGTTCCCTTTCTGTTCTTCATTCTGTTCCTCTTCTGTTCTTAGTTTTATTCCTGTTTTATTCTTAGTTTTATTCTCTAAATTAAGAATAAAAACTTTAGGTTTTTTTGAGTTTTTTATCCCCTTAGTATATTCAATTAACTTTTCATTGTGGAGTGTTTCCATACAAGCGTAAAAAGTATTTTTTGAAATACTTGCAGTTTGACAAACATATTCAAAATGGCACACAAAAGGATTTAACCAGTTAAGATTATTGCAGTAATTTAATAGAGCAAAATATGTAGCTATTTCACTTGATGAAAATTGTTTATCCTCAGCAATTTTCCAAAATCCATTAATTTGAGATATGTAATTCATAATTTATTTAAAAACTGTTCTTAATAATGCAATTGTTTGTGATAGTTTTTTGTTTGTTTCTTCAAGTTCGTCCAAACTTAAATCTTTAACAATTGCTGAAGGTGTAGAATCCTCAATGGTTATCTCTTTTCCTGAGCCTAATTTAATTGATAGTTTGAAATTGTCATTGTTATCAATGTTCCAAGTAATATCTTCCATAATGTTTATTAACGTCAAAACCCTCGATATTTTCACGGCATTGAAAATATGAGGGTTTGATGTATATGCAATATTGCTATTGCTTATTTCTATTCGTTGTATGCCGACAACTATTAATTGTAAATTTTAAGAACGGTTTTGCAATGTTACGGATTATTTTTTTAATCTGCAAATGAATTAGAATGCAGAAATTTGTTTTTCTAAAGATTTAAAACGATGTTCAGCTTCTTTTAAATTTAATACAGCTTGTTTATAATATGAATCTTTTAACTCAATTCCTATTGCTTTTCTGCCTAACGATACTGGAGAATAAACCTCACTCCCAACTCCCATAAAAGGCGTTAAAACAACTTCATTAGGATTTGAATACAATTCTACCAATCTATCAATTACATCTAATTGCAATGGGTGTACGTGTTTTTCGTCATCTTCTTCTCTTGAATCTCTAAAAGGTAAAATATTATCGTTTCTAATGTCATCCCAAACACTTGAAGCATACCTTTGCCAAATAATTTGACTTAATTTGTTTTTTAAATGATTATCGCCATCATTGTCAGCATTTTTATACTTTTCTAAAATATGTTCCCATTTACCATATTTTTTTTCCATTGCTGGCAATAATGGAGTTTCACCATGATAAATTTTAAAGCCTTTTGGATTTGTTACTTTTACTTTATTTTCGCCAATTTTTTTAAATATCAAAACATAATCAGGTATAGCGGTAAAACACATTGTTGAATCCTCAGCAATATTTTTGTGCATTAATGACCTTACCATTGTTCTCATTCTTACTTCTAATGGCTCTTTCCAAATTGTAATACGGTTATGTAAATTAAAGCCATATTTTTTATGCAACTTAATAATTTCGTGTGGAAAATCATACAAAATATGAGCAGTTGTATCTGTTAAAATATCCTGACAATGTACTGCATTAATTCTGCCCGGCTTTGTTACTCTAGCCATTTGTGCAACTAAGAATTCATATTGAGCCATAAACTCTTCTTTGCTGTTGCAATTACTAAAATCCTTTTCAGAACTTGAATAGTTATACAATCCTGCAAATGGTGGAGAGTAGATAGATAAATCAATTGAATTGTCATCTATTGTTGTTAATACATCCATGCAATCACCATTGTAAATTGCATAGTTTTCTTTGGTTAATTGGTCTTTTACTTTTGTTTCCATTTTTTTATAAAAATTTAGGTTTGATTATTTCTTTTGTAAATTTTTTTTTTGATAAATCAACTAATCCATTAATGTTACTTTGAATTAATTTGTTAAATTCAATAGCTTTATTAGTTTTATAAAGCAAGGTATCAATTACTCTTTTTTGACCATCCGATAATACTAAATCAACTGTTACATCTTTTGTTTGTCCGAACCTCCAAAATCTTCTTATTGATTGATAATATTGCTCATAACTCCATGTAGGAAAATAAACTGTATGATTGCAATGTTGCCAATTTAATCCAAAAGAAGTTATTTTTGGTTTTGTTATAATTCTCTTAATGTTTCCGTTGGCAAAATTCAATAAAATATCTTCTTTTTTTTCAATTGTCATGCCTCCTTTTAATTGAACTGCATCTTTGTCTAACTCATCAAGCAAATCTCCCTCATCATTAAAATTACACCAATATACAGAAGTTTTATCCATTGCCAATTCGACCGCCTTTTCACATCTTTCTTTAAATGTTCCTTTTTGTTCTTCTCTTACCTCACTCATTGTTTTAGCAATTCCATTAAACATCATTACTTGACCATTAATAATCCAATTTTTTTCATTTTTTACAAATATTTTATTTTCAATAAGATTAGGCAAAACGTATTTTTCATCTGAAAATCCTAAATCACTTGGCTTTTTTATTGACAAACTCCATTGATTTAACCAACTAAAAAACTCTTGTTTTGCGTGTGGTTTTAAATACCACTTTGTTCCAATATCTTGAGGTCTTACATTGTTTTCATTGTTTGCAAAAAACTTTGTAAGCATATCCATGTAAGGAAAATATCCTAATGCTTCACTACTTGTACCAAATTCAATATAATCATTAGGGGCTGGGGTTGCTGTTGATAAAATCCTATAAGGTATTTTTTTCATAAAATCAGTAACTGACCATTTTGTTTTACCATCAAAGTTTTTAAGTATTGAACTTTCATCTAAAATAACTCCTACAAAATCAGATGAATCAAAGTAGTGCAATCTTTCATAGTTGCAAATAACAATCTTTTTAGTGTGCTTACCATCCTTAGAATATTCAATGTCATCAATTCCAAGTTTCTCAGCTTCTAAAATAAATTGAAATGCAACCGCTAAAGGAGTTAAAATTAACACTTTTTTATTTGTGTGTTCAATAATATTTTTAGCAATTGATAATTGAATTAAGGTTTTACCTAATCCAGTGTCGGCAAAAATTGCCATCCGACCTTTTTTTACTGCTTTCTCAATAATAAATTTTTGAAAGTCAAAAGCAATTTTAGGAACATAATTTGCTTCAAATCCAAAGTCCCCTATTGAGTGCTTCTTTTTTTCTAAAAACTCTAAATAGTTTTGCATAGTTTATAAATAGTTAAACCCCCTATCAATGCTGTCAACCGCCAAGTTAAGCAACATCAATAGAGGGTTATTTTTTAAGTTTCTTTTCATCTTGGCGGTTATTTCGTTGGCAAATGTATTAAATTTATTTAATTATCAAATTTGTTTAACTTTTCTTTTTGCAAAAAATCCCTTCAACTCAGGATGTTCAGCCTCGTACAACCTCGCATAGTAAGGAGTATAATTGTTGTTTACCTTAAATCCATCCTTTTTGATTTCATCGTGCTTAGTAAATCTTACAATGTGCAATACTCCATCGGATGAATACTTCTTAAATCCTCTGTTTATTAACTGAGCAATTACTTCTTTGTAAAAAGCATAAACCTTTGGATATTTGGCGTGATAGTCAATAAATTTTTGTGGGTAGGTTTCCATAATTAATAATTAATTGTTTGTTGTTCTTCTGGTGATGGCAAAGTAATTCCAAGAAAGTCTTTTGCCCAAGCAATAAGGTTATCAATAAAATCAATAAACTCTGATTTGGTTAGACTTGTTGTTGATCCAATCTTATCATAAGGCTCAACTTTTTTAATGTCGTGAATTTCGCCGGTAGATACATCAACATAGATTCCATCCTCCAATGCTAAGATAACTGATTTGCCATTTACAATGGATATAAAGCGTTTTAATTTAAGAAACTTATATTTTACCAACTCGTGCATTTCGTCTTTGCTGTGGCCTAATTCTTTGCTTAAAATGTCGATATAAACCCAATATAACTTATTCTGTTGCAAACTTCTTGAACTCTTTTGTTTTTCGATTGTAATAACCACTCTTTTACCCTCCAAGTGTTTTAATTCTTGGAGGATATTTTGAGTTGTGTTTTTTTGCAACTTACCATCTTTAACCGTGCTGAAAAAAGTTGATTTCATTACTTGATTTGAATGTTTTGATTTACTTGCAACCTTGCACCGATAACAACCTCGCCTTTCTTAATGGCTTCTTTAATGGCTGTTTTATCAATTGTGTAAGTTGTTTTTTCCTTTAAGAATTGTGCAGGTATCTCAGCCTCATTATCAATTTCAACTGATTCACTTTTGCGAAAGCTAATCTTTAAGGTAGGAGTTTCTAATTTCTCAATCTGATACAATTGCATTGCATTAGATACGGTTGTTTCTAATCTGTCAATAGTTTTAAGTCTTGACTTTTTAAGTTCGCCCAATCGCTTAATTTCGGCATCAATTATTGATATGTCATTCTCCATTTGCTTAACAACAAATCCGTAACCCCTTGCTTTTTGCTCAAGTTGCTCCTGGTTTATTGTAAGTTGCAATTCGAGTTCGAGGGAACATTCTCCCCCCGATTCGATTAGTTGATTTGCAAGTTCTAAATACTCACTTTCTATCTGAAAAATATTAAGGTTGCTCATATTACAAGATTAAAAAGGTAAATCATTAACTTGGTTACTTGTGTGTTCTTCAACATCACTTGGCATCTCTGTATGGCTTGGATTCATTATTGCCACATACTCTAAAGATGTCATCATTTTGCTTTTAATAAACTCAGGCAATGAATTGAATTGCTCAGTATTAAAATCGTCATAAGACAAAATAAATGTAGGATTCATTTGAGTTGGGCAAACCATACCTTTAGGCATTGGAGTTATCCCGGCAATCTCTTCATAAATTTTAGTTGCATCTTTTTTGCTTGGCTTGTGAATAATATTAAGCATACAAGGCACACCAATTAATTTAGTGATGTCAAAGCATTTTGCTTCTTCTTCGGTAAAGTCTTTGCCTCTCCAAGATTTAAGCATTGCTCTTAAACCGCTTTTTTCGTGCATAGACAAAGTAAATTCTTTGTCAATTACTAAGGGTTGCTCACCCTTTTCTTCGTTAAATACTTTTAGTTCAGTTGGTAGTTCCCAACCAATTCTAACTTTGTTTAAAATTTTCTTTTCTCCTAAAATGATTTCTTGAACCGTTCCGATTTGAATCATTTTGTAGCATCTTGCTATGTAGTTAGATGCTGGAATTAGTTCTCTTGAAGTCGAACCATTACTTGTTGCGTTGATTGCCATAACTGTTTTTTTTAGATTGTTTTTAATTATTTAAGTAGTTCTGTGAAATATTCAATAGCTTGTTCTTTGGTTTCAAAAGTATGCTCATAATTGATTAAGTCAGAGTTATATCCTTCTAACTTAAACCAAATTCTCCATTTTATTTCGTTTTCTGTTACTTCGGCATCTATTCGCCAAATTTTACCACTTTTTAATTTATTATCCTTTAAGTAAAAGATTTCTTGCCATATATTATAAGGCAAAGTAAATGTTGTTTGTACTTCTGTTAAGTTTTCCATTTTGATTGTTTTTTTTGGGTTTATTTAATTGTTTTGATTTTTACTTCGTGTTCTTCGATAACCTCAAATACTTCTTGTAATTTGTCATACAATTGCTCAATTCTTGCATTCTCTAACAAGTTAATAGTCATATAAGACATTCTATCTTCCTCGATTGGTTCGCCTTCACCTTGCGTTAATTGGTCAATCCTATCAATGTATTGAAAGGTTAAGATACCATCTTTTACCCAAAAATCTACCATCTGATTGTCGGGGAAATGAAATCCGTTCATAACTCTTGCCTGTCTGAACATTGCTACTTGAGCAATTGTTACTAATGGCAAATAAGGGTCTGCTGTTGTTTGTGTTGTTGTGTTTTCTAATGTGTTCATAGTTTTTATGTTTTAAATTGTTGGATGCAAAAATATAAAAATATATTAATATATCAATACTATCAATAAATATAAATTGTAAATTATTGTTAATGAGGCTAATTAATTTTTAACTCTGCTAATTTATCTAAGATAGAATTGCAATCAAAATCATTATTTCTTATCTTCTTTTCGACTATTGCCCTAAATTCTCTAAGCCAATTAATAGGATAACTAAATACCTTAAATTCTATACTTAGTTTTTTTAAATGATTAAATTCTTCTAACCCTATTTTAGAAATTAAATTAGGTGTGTACTCTGCAAGATTGCCATCGTTGTATTGATTACATCCGACACACTGGCTCCAAATATTATTTGGATGGAATATAGTACCGGAAAACAACTCTGCTTTAAAATGATGACCTCCATTAATTGCTGTTCCATTAAACTCTCTTTGACAACTTATGCAGGTTTTATTATTTGAATATTTATCTCTTAAAACACACCACTTCTGAATTGGTTTTTTTGTCAAGATTAATTCTTGTTGGTAGGATCGTGTTTCTTTTTTTTGTTCACGTTTAAACTTGGCCCAATTCTTATTTGCTTTTTCTTGCCATTCAATTGCAGACTTGTTTTTTTCTTCTTTTTTGACAATTATCTTCTTTGCCTTTTCTCTTGCCTCAGCTTGTTTTTTTTGACCTTCAGGTGTATTGATTAACCAAGTTATGTAATGCGATTGATTAACTTGTTTTTGCCCTATTTTCGTAGGGATAAACTCAGTTCCACAACCACAATTACATATCTTAGCTTTCATTGAGCAAATCTAAACATTTGCCTCTATACTTTCAAATGGTTGATTGTCAAACGTGGATTTCTCTAATCGTTCCTTCCAATACACTATCCCATTGATGAATGTTTCTGCATCGGCACATTGACTTGTAATGAATGGCAATCTTTGCCCGGAATCTGTTGTAATATAGAACTCGCTTAATAATGTTTTATGAATGATGAATCCCTTGTAGCCATATTTAACCTTGCTTCCTTCAAAGTTATGCTCAAATGCAACCGCTAAAGCATCAATCAACGCTTTGTTCTCAGGCAAATATCCTTCCATTGCCTTTTCGTACATTTTGCCATAATAAATAATCGTGGAGTGGTCCTTGCCTATCAATTCACCAAATAAATCTAAGGAAATGATTTGTTTGTATTTAAGATAAGCTAAATAGCCAACTACTTCTCTTTTCATTACTATGTGGCGAAGTCTGCTCTTGTTTGCGAATATCGTATCAAAATCAGTTCCTATCGTGTCGCAGAGGTAGTCTATGTATTGCCTCACCTCGCTATCAATGATGTTGTACTCGTGTTTTTGTTTTAGTTTTCTGCCTGCTTTTTGCATTTTGTTTATTTTTAGATTGTTTATATTAAAATGGACAGTAATTGTCCTTTCTTTCTTTTATTCCTTTCCAATCACGAGATATTTTTTCTCGGACTGCAATTCTAATAAATTCATTGACATTTACATCGTAATCTTCAAGTTTTTTCAATGACTTTTTTTGTTGCTCAGTAAATGAAATTACCTTTTTGTAAGTTAGTTGTAAATCAGTTGGTTTCATAGATTATTGATATAGTTATTGTACGCAAGTCGAGTAGTTGGGCGCAATACTAACGAACCAACTCATCAAGAGCCAACTCGAACAAAGTAAAAGCCAACTCTTTGTTTTTCATTTGCGACCTATGATAACCGACTGTTATTTTTAAATCCAATTCTTCCGATATTAAAATTGAAGGGTAAGCCCGACAAGGCGATACGCTTTGACCACCTGTTATGGCAGGTCGTTCAGTGTCCCATTTTACGTTGGCTTTTATTTGTTCTTTCATTTCATTTAAGTCCATAATCCAGAATAAAGTACTGCGCCCAACAGCGGTTTAGCGCAATGCCGCTGAGAGTGCAGTGGTTAATAATTAAGTTAGTGTATGCGGCACTGCGCCAAGCCGCATCACGTTAGCGGTAATGCTGAAAACACAGCGTATCACCAGCATTGAACTTACCAACACTATCCACAAACCAAGTATTATTCATATTCAAATCCATTTTTCCGATAGGCTCGACTAAGTAAATACTTGTTCCTTTCGTTTTGTTAGGTTCAATCCTTGTTACTATAAATTTTGATTGACTGTTAGGGAATTTAGTTTCTTCACCACAAGAAGAAAGCACTACCGCTAACAACACATAGGCAAAAAAGCCGTTGGTTTTTCTATTTGACATTTTGTTTAAATTTTAAAGTTTATCATTCTAATTAAGTTCTCGTTTCGGCTTCTTCGCCTATCTGCAAAACGTTATGCGTCACCTTGCAGACGCTCCGAAACATAATCTTTGACCATTTTCTTTATCGGTTCGACAAATTCGACACGAACCCGAAAGGCAATAGTTTTTGTTTCATAGTTTGCTTTTTTTCGACCAGAGAGGGGGCGTTTACCCCCTCTCGTTTCTTTTTTCTTTTTAAGCATTGTTAGTCTTTTTTATCATTCTAACAACCATTTTTTCTAATTGCTCGATAACTCTTACTGGAATGTTTGAACCATTTTTTGCGGTCCATTGTAACGGTGCAGATAAACCGTTTAAAATTGCAATTCTTTGTCCTTTGTAAAATACATCTGTAAAACCATTGTACATTGAAGGCACATTTTTAAAAGTGAAAGTGTTGTTATCACTTATTAATTCTGGGTTGATTGCTAAATTTCTCATTTTTTTGATGTTTTATTTGTTATTATTATGGTACAAATATACAACCTATTTTGATAACTGCAAACTTTTTTCAAAGTATTTTTCATTTATTTTTAAAATAGTTTCTAACTTCCTGAAAATCAACACGATAAAATAAGGCGAACGCATAACAAAGTATTGGCAAAAAAGCGGTTTTAGTGCTTCGTATGAACATTTGTAGTAGTTTGACCATTGGTGCTTCGTATCAACTTTAGTAGTCAAAGTCCGCTTCTTCGCCAATACAAATCGTTATAACCAATGCTTAGTTCTCGTTCCAAAATTTAATTGCTTCATCTACTGATACACCAAATTTATTCCACGTTTTACTTCTGTCTAATGGAATGTGCATTATTTCAATATCACCATCTTCATCAATTATTAAGTTGATGTAACCACCTTTACCATCAGACTTATGTATCAGTAGTTCACCTTCTCCTGTTTTACTAATTTTCGTTTCCATATTTCGCACTGGTTATAACAAGGTATATACGAAATACCCTATTAAAGTTTGTAATTAAATTTAAACTTTATTGTTAGGGTACTTCGTATATACCCAACCGTTATCAGATTGACTTATCATACATTAAAGACTATATTCATAGTTAATGATTGAATTACTCGCCATCCAAATCTATGTTAGAATTGCGTTTTTTGAATGACTTGAACTCAGGATGGCTCTCAATAAATATCTTTCCGAATGCTTCTCCTTTTTTCAAACTACTGCTTGGCTCTGTTGCCTTGTAGATAATTGAATCCACAAATGCTGATTGCAATGGACTAATGACGAATTGAATTTTTTTCTTTGACATATTAATTGTGTTTTGTGGTTATTCCGTTGTGAGTTGTCTGCCAGATTCTTATCTTTTTTTCTTCTTGCTTTGGCTGTTGAACGTGGTATCTATCACGATGTGAGGTACACCATTCATACTTTAGTAATAAGTTGTTTAGATAGTCTGTAAATTGATTTAGTTTTTTCATAGCATTAAATGTAAAATGATTTGCTTGTTAAATGTAAAATGTTTTACTTGTTTTTTGAGTTTCCAATAATTGTAATGTATGCTTATTATTTGCATCAATTCTATCTTTTAAACTTCTGATTTCTGCCTGTAATTCCCTAATCTCAATAGATTGTTTGGCTGTTTGATTTTCCAAGAACTTAGAATGATTAACATAAACCTCCAATTCTGTTTCTAAATCGTTGATTTTTTTATCCTTTTGGTCAATTGTTTTTAAATTTTCTGCTATCATATTAGTATAACTTTGTGGTTTTTCTTCGATTTTTGGTTTAACTTCTTTTGGTTTATCCTCAATAAATTCTATCTCTGCCCATCTTTTATCTTTAACGTATCTCATTTCAATACTTGTTGCAGGTCGTAATGCTTGTGCTGCTATTTGACTGTGAGATGTAGTTTCTACAACTCCATTTGCAACCATTCTAATTACAGTTGCAATCAGTGGCTTTTCGCCTTTAATAACCACTACATCGCCTTTTTTGTAGCGTTTTCTAATATTAAATTGTTCGGCTCTTTTTTGGATTTTTATTTTCATATTAATTTTTATTTGTTGTCTGCAAAAATATACAATTATATTAATATACAACACAACTATATTTAATTATCTGATACTCAAATAGATTAATTTTATAGAAACGAAAAAACCCACCTATAAGATGGGCTTCTCGAACAATCAATTACCAGTCTATGAAAACTAATTAAGACAAAGGAAAGTATTTCTTTTTGATTTTCCAAACTGCTACCAAAATAAACAGAAAGAATGTTATTCCTATTGTTATCCACATCCACAATGGCAATGACCATTTCTTGACTTCCTTAACTTTTACTAACTCGCTTTTTGACTTGCTTTCTTTTGACTTGTCAGATTTTGACAAATCTATTTTTTTGCTTTCTGTGGAGGTTTCTTTTTTATCCTCTTTTTCTTTTGCAATTATATTGCCTTTAATATTGGTTTTTGTCGTTGTGGTGCGATTAATAACCTTGCCACTATCATTCATAACCTCGTATATTGTAACCTCGCTTAAATCGAAAAATTCTGTCTTTGTATCGGTTGTGAAAGTTGATACTATTTCCTTTTCCCTTTCGACCTCAGCAACTGAATCAACTTTTGTTTCTTGATCCGTTTTAGTTTCCTCTTTGCTTTTTTCTTTTCGCAAATTCTTGATGACATTGCAACTAATCGTTGTTGCTATCAGTAGGACCAGGATTATTTTTTTCATTTTTTTTGTTTTTTTCTGATTGAAGTAAATTAAATCCTGCTGCAATAAATAATGGCGAAATAAATAAAATAAAATCCGTAATAGTTGCCTTGAGAACCACCAAAATAAAGTAAGTCCAATACATAGCAAGAATGGTAGTAACAAACAAACTACGCTCAATTTTTTTGCTACTAAGGAAACTTTTTTCACTGCTAAAAGTTCTGTAAAAATCTCTTAAAGTATTTAACGAAATATTTTTTATAAATGTTCGCCACATTATGCAGGAAATTTAGACATTTCAAAGTGCATTCCATCGCAACGACCAAAATCATATCCAGCAATCAATCCACAATCCCTTGCAGTTTGCTGAAATAACTCGCTAAATGGTTTCAATCCTCTATGTATAGCTTGTGTTCTTGTTAATCCTAATGGGTTTTGTGTAGGGTTTAAATCAACCGCTATTCCCCAAGTGTGCATTGAAATATCTTTTTTACTACCTCTAATTAATCGAGGCATAAAACATTCATCATTTGAATTTATTTCTTTGTGCAATCCTTTACGAATTAACTCATTTAAAAACTTTTCATAAGTTGGTTGAAAATCTCTATTTATGTAAATTGATTTTCCCAAACTTGGTATTAACTCTCTTATTTGTAAAGGATAATTCCAAATAGTCATAAATGCCTTTTCAAATTTTCCTCTTTCATCTGCTGAGGCTAAAGGGTTTCCGTAACGTGCGATTAATTGGGATTGTTTCATAAATTAGTTTTTGCGTTCATTTGTTTTGCCTGTTCCTCCAACATCCTCAAATTTGCCTCACTCTCAGATAATACTTCAAATAATTCATCGTATGAAATATTCTTAGTAACTCCATTTAATATTAGCTTTGCCTCCCTCTTTTCGGGATAGTTGGCAATTACTCTATAAGTTCCGTTTTTGTAGATTGCCTGTGGCCCTTGCGTGTAATTTCTTGGTTCGATTTTCATAGTTGTTTTGTTAATTGTTTAATTGTTAGTTTCATTTCTTCGTGTTCATCCTGTATTTTTTCAAAATGTTGCATAATAGGCTCCATCCTTTTAATAGCGTTTTTTGTGTCGCTAATAAACCCTGCGTCATTATGTAATTTTTGTGTTACCACTGCTTTGAACTCTGCAAAGTCTTTGATTAGTTGGTCAATCTTGTAAGTGTTAAACGCTTCCAACTCCTTAACTTTATCGTGAATTATTAATCCATTTTGTTCAAGTTTTTCAACCCTCCTAATTATGATGTCGTAAATAATTTTTACTAAGCCAAAAGTAATGCCTAAAATCAAGGCAACAATACCAAATGCTATTGAAGATGTAATCATAATCTAAGAGTAAAAATGTATTTAAAATGTAATTCAAATGTAACGCCAAATAAGGCTCTTAATAATATCAGATGTACGATTGCCTCCCTTGTTGTAAAATCGTGCAAGGCAATCAAAAATAAGGCTAAAAAAATAGTGTTTAAAAATATGAATTGCATCAAGTGCCATCCATCGGTGAGAAAAACAAACAATGTTGAACTAAATGGATAATCTTCTCCAAGTTCAGGCTTTCCATCCCTCCATTTATTTTGCCAACTATATTCACTATTCCAAAATCTATGGCTTAACTTTGAAAATATACTTTCGTAAAAATGAAAGTTTAATTTGTCCATCGCTGCTTTGGCAATCGCTGAAATCATTACAAGTATGTAGATTATACTAATCATTGATTATAGCGTATAATACCATTGCAAAAAAATGTAGCACTAACACAAATGCTATTAGTAAAGCTGTAATTCCAAATGCATCTTTAGTTATAACTAAGTTGATTGCAAATATTAACAATATCGCTATTAATATTTCCCATTGATATGTTCTCCAAGTTTTCATAGTTTTTTTTGACAAATATAATTATTTAATCGAAAATCAAACTTTCAATTGCCTTTTTTAATTCTTCGATTGTTTCAAACTCTGTATCTTCTAAATGTACAAGTCTTATACATCTTTCTAATTCACAATGTGCAGATACTTCATCTACTTGCTCAAAAAAGTTACTTGTTACTTCTAAATTATTTATTTTCATATTTAGTTTATTGATATAAATTCACAATTACTACTATCAGCAGATGAACCATTTTGCAACGCAATTATAAAATAATAAGTTGTTGTTGTAAAATTTGGTGTTAATGTAGTATTTGCAGCTGTTCTTGTGGTAAAATCATTGACTTGATTTGCAGTTGTATTTGTTACCCTTGTTCCACTTCCACTTCCATCTGCTTTAATTATTGCCATTGCTCTTTGCATATTTTGACCTAATGTAGTTGCTGCCAAAACTCCAACAACAGACCCAACCAAAATTGGTGAACCACTTAAATTATTAGTTGTGTTTAAATACATTCTAATTGCTAATGTTCCTGCTGTTCCCGTTTTAATTACTCCTGCATTACACATTGGGCAATCACCATCAACAAACCACCCAGCAGGTATTTCCAATCCTTTGCAATATGTGCTTGCTGTTGTACCTGTTACTGCTGTTCCTATTAATGCAGATTGTATTGTTTTTCTTTTACCATCTAATTGTGTTTGAATAGCACTTGTAACACCCTTTACATAAGATAATTCTGTTAGGCTCGGCTCTGTCGCAGTATCAAAATGCGTAGGAATACCATTTGCATCTGACTTTAATGCCCTTGCTGCGGTAATCGCTGCGGCATCGTCTATAACTTGTGCTGCGGTGAAATATGCCAATCTATTAACCGTTCCTGCTCCTGTAATTGCATCAACTGGCACACCATCTAAATTGATAACCCACGTTGCAAAAGTGCCACCTCCTGTGTGATGTTGAACGTCAACAATAAGTTGACCAGTCGTAGAGTTATAGCTCGTAACCTCTCCATGCATGTGGTTTGATGGGTCATAAACTATCAATACTTCTTGTAAAGGAATGTAAGAT